TTAGGAGTTTTGTGGATATATTTAACAACGTTGAAAGAACCCAAGAGGCAAGCACCATAAGGAGGGAGAGGTTGTTCACCACAGGGATTAGTCGCCGCAATCTTTTCACAATAGTACAGGTTGTTCATCTCGTTGATACGATCAATGAACAGGACTCCAGGTTCTGCCCAGTCGTAGGTGCTGCGCATGATCATGTCCCACAAAGCACGAGCATTGACTTCACGATAATCAATGCCATTGAATTTCAATGTGAACATGCTGTCTGATTTGACAGCCTCCATCAGCTCGTCAGTAACAGCCACTGACATGTTGAAACCTCGGAGAGGCCGCATGTTCCAAGGAATGTTTGGATCACTGACCTGCTTTGCACGAATGAACTCTTCGATGTCTGGGTGATCACACCGCATAACCATCATCTGTGCGCCGCGTCTGTTTCCTGCTGATGATGTAGCTTTGCAGATTGCGTCATAGATACCAGCAAACACTAGAGGACCGTCTGTGGTAGAGTCTACACCTTTAATGATGTCACCCGAAGGACGTAGAGTTGAGAAGTCGTAACCAACACCGCCACCCTGTCGCATAGTTGTTGCCGACAGTTTAGCTACGTCCATTATGCTTTCTGGAGCGAATCCTAGGTGGTTTGAGAATTTGAAACTAATAGTGTTTCCATCAATAGAGTCAATGTATTGTTTGCGCTCTTCATCAGTTGGACCATCAACGAAACTGTCGTGTATAGTTGGCATAACAAAGCAATTGAATAGAGTTACGTTCTTGAGAGAACCTGCTCCAGCTTGAACTCGACCAGGAGGCATAAACCGCTGATCCATTGTGCATTCTCGAAATGCCATATAATGTTCGTGGTTATCTTGAAGGAAACCAGCTACCCGATTTGTGGCCTCTCTATGATCTTCATTTTTGCCTCGGTATTTTTCTGCTCCGACAGCATCGCAGTGTGGGTTTTGTGGACCAACCATTCGTCGTTTCTCCTGAGTTCGCATTTGTTACCTTTTCATTCTAACGACAGCTACATCATCTGCTGCTCTGGTTATCGCAGTATAAAGCCACCGCCATTTATCTTTGCGGAAACAGTTACTCTCGTCGAAGACGCAAACGCTGCGCCATTGTGAACCTTGTGATTTATGACACGTCAATCCATACCCGTAAGCAAATTCTTGAGCTTCTCTCTTTTCATACCAAGCGAGTTTTTCTTCTGTACCTAGGAAATGGTGTTCGTGAGCTGATATTTCGATTGAGGCCATGCTGTCTTCTGGATGCATAGACATGAACACTTTTTGGTCTAGGACCGCAGTGACATCAGATACTTCGAAGATAGCCCCGTTTAGCAACCCTAGTTCACTATTGTTTCTAAGGCAAACTAATCTGTCACCGACCACAGGGTATTTATCTTCAATACCTTTTAACTGACGAAGTTTGTTGTTAGTGAGACGCCGTGTGGTATTTTTGCCTACTAGAATCTGATCAAAAGAAAGCATTGCTTCTGGCTCTAGTTTCGTTCCCTCTGGGTAAACCACACAGTTATCACCGTAGTCACCGATTGTCAATGCTATCTGGTTGCGAGTCTCTGTTGCCATGCGGATGATAGGGCTTTCACCGGCTTGCCGATGGATATCTGTAAGCATGACATCAGGCTTTACGTTCTCGGTGAAGAACCCAGCGCCGCCGACTGGAGGTAATTGTGCAGGATCGCCCAAAACAAGGACAGGAACACCAAAGGATAGAAGGTCTTTACCCATACGCTCATCGACCATAGAGCATTCGTCAATGATAATAAGTTCTGCTTGACGTATTTCACTTTCAGTGTTTAGTACGAAGAATGGTTGTTCTGAATTATCGCTCTCAGCTTTCACATCTGATCGAAGACGTCGTACCTTTGGATGATCATCGATGAAATCAGCTTTCAAGTTAGCTGCTGATAATTCTTTGATTAAGTTCTCTAGTTCTAATTCGAGCTGAACTAATCTTACACGGCTTTTGTCTCTACTATGATAGATCAGGCTGTGGATGGTACAGGCATTTTCACAACCTTTAGATCGTAGGACGTGAGCGGCTTTGCCAGTGTAAGCTGCGAATATGACTTCGCCATCAATTCCTTCAGCTAGGTGTTTTGCAAGTGTGGTTTTACCTGTTCCCGCATACCCAAAGAAGCGGAAGACTTGAGAATCTCCATGATTGATCCACTCATTAACTTTACTGAGCGAGTCTTTTTGTTGGTCATTAAATTTCATTGTTGGGCCTCCTAAAGAAGTTTGGAGGGCAGCGTTGGGAGCGCCACCCTCCAGTGATATACCGTTTAGTCAGCCCGACCTAGAACGGCATATCTTCGTCGGTGTCTGCACTCGAACCACCACCACTCGAGGAGTCACCCGACCCTTGATCCGTGACCTTACCTTCGGTTTCAGTGGCCGCTTTAGCCAATCCACCTTCGATCATTTCACGGAATTCGCGTGCCGCAGTCAGCATCAACATACCAGCCTCGTCGGGCTTGATAAGTGAACTCATCCAAGTATCTCCGAACGGACGAATAGACAAGTTATAGAAACTCTTGCCTTTAGCAGTCTGTTTGGTCGTAGATACCTTGGCACGGTTAGCCATCAAAGGTGGAGCACCTTTGATTGTGTACATAGAAGTCCACCAATCTTTCTGCACTTTGATCTTAGTGCTTGAGAATGGAAGCACACAATATCCAACAGTTTCTGTTCCTGTCTCATCCAGGATGAGACAGTACACATAATGTGTTTCGATCAGATCCATGCCGTCTGGAGTTTTGAACGGCATACGTTTGCCATCTGCGTCTTCAGGAGGAATGCGTGATCCACCGTTTTTCTTGAGAATTTCCAGAACAATAGCAGAACCGTCTTCGTGGGAATCACCGCGACCACCACCTTTAGTACGAGGGACCCATTCAGCCCAAAGGTGATCTTTGTGGATCGGCTGCACGATTAAAGGCTGTTGGATGACTTCACCTGTAACAGAGTTTACAAGATCACCTGATTTGATGTTGTTGTCTTCGTCCTCAACCAGAACCGAGTTGCTCTGCATAACAGAGATAAACGGAATAGAAAGGTCTGTGACTTTTACACCTTCAAAGCCTTCGTGTTTTGCATCACCGTAGTCGTAACTGACGACTGCTTGTTCTTGAGCTTTCGCTACTTCTTTTGCCATTAGGCTATTCCTTAGGTCGTTAGAGTTTGATGAGACTTTATATTCTGGCAGTCTCTGGACCAGTAGCCGAAGCTATTCCTTCACCTTGGCAACTCGTTGGCGGAAAATACCAAAGGTATCTTTGGGTAATTCTACACCTTCTTTTAGCTGCTCTTTCACCCATGCGTTTAGAGTTGCATGGTGAACGGTATGATTTTCTTTCACAACTAAAGGTAACTTGCGACGCCTTAAATCTGCTGCGAATTTCTTGAATGCTTTGTCTTCTCCTTTAGAAAACTCAACAATAATTTGACGTTTGGGAAGATTACCGTATCCGTTTGCATCTAACCAGTTAATAGCGGGAACACGTTTTTCACCAGCGATAGAGGAGCGGATGTCTTCTTTAACCTCAAGTATCCGGCCATCTTTGAGAGTAAGCTTCCCGTTCATGCCTTCTGTAGCAGCTGGAATTCGTTGCTCGGCGATATCTTTGCGAGCATCTTTGGCTTTTTCAAGAGCTATCTCAAGCTCTAGTATCAGAACGTCTGCCTCCTGTAGTTCATCTGCGAGTTGCATCAATACAACTTCAAGATTTCCAGGAATAGCGTCATCTTTGAATGCGGCGTATGGGTCATCTGTCATGGTTATATCCTTGGGCTGTTAGTTTGTTAACACTAGCTCAAGTGGCCGCAGGTGACAACATCAAAATATCTTTGAGACAACCTTAGTGTACTCTCCGTGTCGTCCGCTCCACTGTAGGAATTTAACTCTACCTTCATTGTAATAAGCAGCGACAGCCGTAGACATTCCTATCAATCCAGGATTACCGATAAGCAGAAGGAAGTCATCATCATTGAACCCAGACAACTTATCATGAATATCACCAAGTATAAGTTCAGGATTGAAGGGGTGAGCAGAAGGGGAGAGGACATAGACGATACTGCCCCACCTTTCGGCTTTGGAAATTGATGGGAAGCGTGGAACCAACTCACGCTTTACCCCATCAAATTTCATTTGCTGTTGAATTGCAAATACAGTCATGAGATTAGATCCATTCTTTCCATTTGTCTCCTTGGATTTCCACTGCAACGTCTCTTTTGTTTCGGAGATTGTCGACGATGTTATTGTCGACTGTATCATTTGCTACAATGTCAATATAATTAACCGGATGCTCGTCCATTCCTGCACGGTGACATCGGTCTTCAGATTGCAGTCTGTCAATCAGACGAAAACTATTGGAGTAGTAGACCATGTTTTTCGCTTGAGTTAGAGTCAGTCCCGGACCTCCCTTTTGGGCTGTTCCAACAAACCATTTAGCGTCCCCGGCTTGGAAAGCTAATTTATTACGCTCGGCAGTATCATCATCAACTGATCCATCGTAACGTACAGCTTCTTTACCCAAAAGGTCCATCAGTTGGTCTACGTCATGAGTGAAACGCGCCCACACAATAGTTGGCTGGAATGTCTGGTCGCGGATATCTTCCATGACTGTCAGTCGCGGATTCTTTTCAGAAAACATATGAACTGGTTCATCTTCACCGACAGGAACATAGTTACAGGCGATTTGTTGAAGACGAAGCAATTTAACGATCGGAAGTTCGGCAGTGATAACCTCTCCCCCAACTTCAATCATAAGTTCTTCATTAAGTTCTTTGTATGCCGCTTTCTGGGCAGGACTCATATCAAAGTAACGCTTAGAGTATAGTTTCGGAGGTAGATCAAGTACATCGTCTTTGAGTACACGATCAGTGATTTCAGTCAACCATTTGCGTAGTAGATCAATGTTCTGATACTCAAGAAGTTGGTCGTACCCAGGATCGAAACCATGCAGTTGTTGATGTTCAGCACGAGTGAACCAGCGCCCAAAGAACTGACGAAACTCTACTGATCCGTGGATTCCTTTGTTTTTCCAGAAGTATTCGTCAAGGAAACGAATTTGACTATAGAGGTCGAATGGTCCGACAGCCACGGGAGTTCCGGTAAGGATACGGCGATAGTCAGCATATTTGCCAGAAGCGACAATTGACTTGGTGCGTTTTGCGTTAGGTGTTTTGACGTTGTGGGCTTCGTCAAGGACATACAAGCACTTCCGTTTCTTTAAGAATTTCCAAACAAATTCCTTTCCTTCTTTCGTCATAAACGCATTGTAACTAATGAGAAGAACAGCAAGACCGTCCCATTGAATCAGGGCTTCCATAGATCGTTTGTGGGCTTTGGTGTTTTTCTTAGCTGTTAGAAATACCGATACCATAGTGTCGAACACATATTCTGGAGGCATATGCTTTGGAATTTCATCTGTGTTCCAGTTTCGTTCAACTCCAGGAGGAGCGACAACTACCAAAGCATCTATCTTTTTGTTTTCGTATAGAAAGCAAGCTGTGTCAATAATAGGCTTTGTTTTTGCAGTTCCCTGCTCCCAAAGTAAGCCCCATGACTTTTGCTCTACGTGATCTGCGAGGTGACTAAGTTGATGATCAAACGGTTTGACTGTGTGAGGGTAATCTTTGATATCCATGTTTGCTCCTTTTCTGATTGCAGGTTAACCCAAGTGGGTTATCATGACAACATCTTTGACTCTACTGACTTCATTCGTGAAGCGTCGCTTGACCCCAAGTGAGGGCATCTTAACCCTTTGTTTTTATTATATTTATTTATCATTGACTCTACTTACTTTACTTACTTTACTAAAATATAACCCCAGCTAAACACAGCAACCCCAGCAATTTAGAAACTAGGGGTGGCAGGGGTGCAAGTAAAGTCAGCGATAATCTTTGCAGTAATAACAACAACATAGAAAACAACGATGACTCTACTTGGCTTCCCTAATAGTATGTTAGCGCAGCATCTCGTAGTGTGGACCATCAATAAAGTCAGGTCCTGGATTCCGAATAGTGTATGCACGAACAGCTTTTTTAATCGCATTGGCGTATTGTTCTGGACTGTTCAGAGATTTAGGAGCATACTCATCGAGCTCTTTGTCCCATACACCACCCCACCGAAGTTCAACGTCCATCTCACGACTCAACCAAGCCATGCAGCCTGCGATCGGGTAAATCAAAGGCCATTCCCAACGTGGATCTCCGACATACGGAACCAGATCGATAGCTTCACCGAAGCCGCTTTCTTGTTTCTGGTGTTTTGACTTTCGGTTGCGACCATCGAGTTTTGAGGCACCTCGTTTGAAAAGCTTCATCTGCATAGAAGCAGTACGAAGACCTCCATTATTCAAGATTGTAAAATCAACTGGTGTGATCTTGATACACTCCTCAACCATCTCCACTAACTTTGGGTGAACACCTTTGAGATTTTCTTTTGAACGTTCTCCAAGAAAATAAGTCATATTATTTCTCCATTCTTTCAAGAAGTCTGTCAATGCGCGAGGCCAGATTTCCTAATGCTGAGTGAAGCCGCTCCTCACTGAGCAGCATTTTTTGTTCCATTGCAACCAGCCTAGAAGCCCCGACGTATTCTTGGGCTACTTTCAATTTGAAATCAGATAAGGCTTCTGAGTTAGCGATGACTTTTCGCCAGATGTTGTAGACCGTAGTTATCACAAGACCCAATGCCATTAAGAGTAGACCCAACAGGGAAATCAACTCAGGGAAAGAAAAATTCATGTATTAGTTATCCTTGTATCTCGCTTCACATAGAAGTCGATGAGGGCTTGAAGCTGCAATCCGCAACTGATAAGATTAGATCTATCACTTATCCAAAAAGATTCTACCTCTGCTTGAGTCAATGATCGAGAAGGTAACAGAACAGGTCGCTCGCAAGCAACAGTGAACCCAAGAGGTGGGTCTACTAGAATTGGTGGTTCAACGGAGCCGATTGAGTCTAAACACGCTGTCGTCGCTAATAGCACGGCGATCAGCATCAGGGTCTTCAGAACCTTCGAGTAACAACTCTTCAATTTCTGTATTTCTTTCATGAAGTAATCTCTCAAGTTTCAGTTGTCGCTGCCTCGCTTCTGCCAGAGCCTCTTCATTGGCTTCAGATTGACGAGAACGTTCCTCTTGAATCGCTGTTTGATATTTGTGTTCTGTTGCTTCGACACCACGGTCGTAGCCGTTACCATCAACCCACCACAGAGTCAAAAGGACAATTGACACAACCAAAAGATACGGCAAAAACTTCACTAATGCAACCCCAGCCCGTTTTCCGAACAGCGAAATTAGAAATGATGACATAACTTAGACCTCTACAGACGCGCCAGTGTTGGGGTAGTGTACCACAGTGCAACCAGCACCACCACAGCGCCGCCATTTAGGTCCTGTTTGCCTGTTTGGGTGTTATGCCTTACCATTACCATCGTTGCCCTCTACAGTGTCTTCTACGGCTCCAAACTTAGTGTCGTTTATTTGGGTCAAAGTAGAAGATGTGAAATAGCTGACTATAATAGTCGTACACATACCAAACAATGAACCCAAGAGGAAAGAGAGTTTCTCGACACGTTCTGCTGCTGCGTCTTGGGTTGTACCATAGATCAGCATCCATCCTCCGACGACAAGCATGAACCAGAAAGATATCCACGCCATTCGTCGACGATTACTGAAACGTATGTCAGATTTATTATTTTGTTCGGTCATCAGTAGTAGCCTGCATCTTAGTTGTCTAGAAAGCCCACGATCACGCGCCAATCCCGAAAAACGTATCCATCTGTTCCGCTGTGACTTTCGGGTCTTGTGCCGCCATTAAAATCAAAACCAGCGTATCAGTCCGCCAAATCTTTTGCCGAGTTCTAACGGACACTCGCATTGCAAAACGATCAGCTTCGGGAAGCGCGGCAATAGCGTTTGCCGCGATAGATGGGATTGCCACACCTGCACCCCATTCCTCCGCTTCGGTTTCTGTTATCCAACCTGCGTTTGCCGCTCCGATTGCGAACGCAGCACGGGTTAGGGTGGAGTTGTTGCGTTCGTCTTCTATGGACGCTTGTGGCTCGACCACAAGTGCATCGGACGGCTTTACGTGGTCGAGCGTATCAACCTTAACTTTGGTGCCATCCGGTAGCCAATAAACGTCGCCACGATTGTCGTCCACATTGGACCAAGCGCCGTTCAAAAAAACAGAAACCTTGCCCTTCTGGGGGGCGGCGGGAATGATTGTTGCGTTGGCCGGAACGAGATAGCGGCCCTCTTCCATCGGGTCAGGACGAGCTGAAGATGTGCCAACAAACTCACCAGTCTCTCCGTTATAGTGGTATAATTCCTGCACAGGGTTCCCCTTAGAATTTGATGCAATACATCATTGCAATGTTGCGTGGACGTGTCTCGTTGCCGCCTGTGTCACTTGTAAGACCCTCTGACGGGGTTCCGTTTGATCCTTGCAATCTATAGGTGCTGTCTCCATATGACCCGCTTTGTCGGATGTGGTCGCCACCCGCCCAAGAAAACCCCCCAGACGAAGCTGTATCTACAACCGTTAGGTGGTTGTGAGCGTCAAGTGCATCAGCCTGAGCAGAACCAAAGGCTCGGCTGGAATCGATACCGCGTGAGTCGTCCCAGCCGCGCACAAATTCGCCGCGAAGGTCGGGGATTTTGAAAGTCGTTGACCCGTTACCTGCGCCGAACGTGGTCCCAATCGCTGTGAATAACGCTGAATAGGTGGTGCGTAATACTGTTGACCCGTCACATTCAAGCCAGCCAGTCGGAACCGTAGTAAACGCAAACGCTGCGACTTCACCTATCACCCTAACGCCGGTCAGTGCTGAACCGTCTCCATCCGTAGCAAGCCCACCAATCGCAGCCAAAACCTGTGCAGGAGTGAGAATTTCAAAAGCGTTTTCGGCAGCATTAACGCGAATGTAGCTCAAAGCGTTTCCAGTTTTATCAACATTGATAGAAGCAGCGGATGCTTCCGCTTCATCAGCAGATGCAGCAGCAGCTATTCTATCCTCACTTGTCGAGACTTCTTGTTTAAGCAAAGTTTTAAGAACCACACCTAATCTAGTAGATAAAGTTCCTGTACCGTTCAAATCTACAGCACCATTGACAACTTGACCAAGGTCATCAAGATCTCTTTTCCCATTGTCAATGTCTGTTTGAGTGATTGAGGACATGATAACTCCGATTGTTTTTTGTTACGTTACACTAAGAATAGCTTCTATACAACATTAAACAGCAAACATTTTGTCGTTCTCATAATATCTATCGTCGTCATTTATTAGATCTAGACCATAGACAAAACCATCTTTAGCTGTTTTCTTACCTACAATCATTCTAGTTGAAGTTCTCGACAAAGGTACTGAAACTAAAGAGAAAGTCGATTTCGCATAAGAACCGTCTGTTGTGTTTATTGGGTAAGCAAGAGGTTCTGAAAGAATAATAGAACTAGCTTCTACAGAAGATACCCCGACAGATTGTACGATTCCATTATAAAACTGAATTTGACAAGTGTACGTGACTCCGAGTGGAATTTCTCTGTTTGGGATAACAGAAAGAGTTAGATTGTCTTGTGATTTAATTTCTCCAGTTATGACATCAGGTCTTGTGTTGTCAGCTACAATAACAACATCTTTAACCGATATCAGAGCAGCCTCTTGTAGAGCATCAAAAGAAACTGATAAATTCTGATATTGCATCTTATTCCAAGCTCTATGAGCGTGGAGTTCAGCATGTTGAGAACTTCTTATCCCAAGCAGATTAACTGTCTTCGGTCTGGCTAATCCAGAAGAAGGAAGTTCTTTAAAGAAAGGTTCTCCATTAACATCCCTCCATTCAATTTTTACCCCATCGTAGTCATTGTTTATTCCAAATCTAACAGTTCTTTTTTCCGTGTTTGGTCTTTTGTTTCTATGGTTAAACAAAAGAACTGGAATGTCATCTGGAATTTCTGCCCTGAACATCAATTGACTACCTCTTCGGTAGGCTTTTATGAAACAAGTTTCACACACTGAAGATATCATCTCTTCGAGGGAAACATTAACGTCATCAAATATAGCTCCATAGATTAGTGGGATACCAGTTTCAAAATGAGCTTCTACATCTGTACACGCTTGATCAAGACTCTCAAAATCAAAACTAGATAAGTCTTGATTTCCAATAACTGGATCTTCAAATATACTAGGAACAATTTCTCTTGGAGAAGAACTAA